ACCAGGCGGCTGTTCCTCGCCCATCGGATTGATGTTGGAGTTCACCAACTGGTTTGCCGTCTCGTCTTCGGACTGGGCCCAGCCAAACTTCGGTCGAAGCTCATTGGCGGTACCAATCTCGTTACGCTTAACGGAGTCGACCAGCTTGGACATCTCCTCCAGCGGGACGTTGAGGAACGGATCCTCGATAGCCATGATCCGCTGTCGCTGCGTTCGGGCAGTCTTGGTGAGGAAAGTCCTGGTGATGGCATCCGTGATCGCCTTCAGAACTGGACGAACCGTTCGGTTCTGGTAGTTCAGCATCTGACGAGCATCAGCCTTGCCGGTGAAGACATCCTCGGTCATTCCGAGCTGGTTGTACAGCTGGGTGGTGAGCCACTGAATCTGACTCATGAGGTTGTTCTCGGAAGGTCGGTTCAGCTGAGTGATTCGCTCCGCACCGTCGGTGTAAGCGATACCGTACTGAGACCCTGCGAGCTGTTCCTCAATGGCCTTTCTTCGTGCCTCAGCCTGCTGCTTCTTCAGCTCAGTCTTGACGACGTACGGAAGCTGAATGATGATGTCCAGCTTACCGGATCCGGACTGCTTATCAATGGCGTCCAACAGGTGGAGCTTCTGCGTCAGTCGCTGCAGCGTCGAGTTCGGAGCATTCATCACGCTGTACAGAGGGTTCTGTACAACAGCGACAAACTCCTTCTCGAGAGTCAGCTGTTCTCGCTGCCCAGTCTGGTCGTTGTAGACCTCGACTCGAACGTGGCGAGGATACCAGTTCAGGATTGTGCCGACTCGCATAGACTTGATGTCGTAGCCCTGAGTCAAGTCGGGGCTGACATCTGTGTCTACAGGAACGATCGCTACAGCGCCTTCTTCGAAGAGCGTGAGTACCAAATCCTGGAAGAATCCCTGACCGGTCTGGTCAATGTTGGCGCTCAGAGACAGGCAGTCATCAAGGTAGCTACGGTAGTAGCTCTTAAGGTTGCCGTTATCGTCAGTCTTGACATGTCGAATAGGAACATTCGATACATCAATAGCAATCTGGTTGTAGATGCTCGTGACGATTGTCTGGTCGCCGACGACAGGACGGTAATTCAGGTTTGGATTACCGAATGTCCATGAACCATACTCCGGTGTGAAGTTCTTCTTGTCCGGGGATTTTGAAAACGCATTCCATGCGTGAGCTAGTCGATCACTAAGACCCATTTCACCTCCTCGCTCATTCGAATGCCTCCTTGTTGATCTTGTATGCCACGAAGGCATCCATCAGAGCCGCCACTGAGTCGATCTTCTCTTCCGAGCGTTTCTTCAGTAGCTTCCGGTTTCCGTTGGTATCCTCAAGCGTGACACAGTTACCCATGGTGAATGACATGAGTTCCTGGTCGAAGATGAGAAGGCGTTCCGAGGCCAGCTTCTTCAGCTCCCCGAGGGGAACCGATTCAGTTCTAGCACCCTGGATTACCTTCTCGATACCGTACGGTCCGTTCTCCTGCTCCCACCTGGTTACGAACTCCTTAGCGTTGTATGGGTCGAACCCAAACGCCGAGACGTCGTACTTCTGTTCGTCGATGTACTGGTCTAAATCTTCGTAGACCTCCATCATATCCAGAACGGTACCCTCCATGACTCGGAGGCTTCCTTCTTGGATGAACTCGTCATACTTTTGGCGTAGAGCGCCCGGCAACTTCATGAGCGTCAGCTCAGAGATGTATGCCAGCGTCTTTACGCCGAAAGCCTGATTCCGGAGTGGGAACAGGAAGGTGAATGCACAGAAGTCATCACCCTGGGACAAGTCGGCGCCCATAGCGCACTGCATATTCCAGAAGGTGTTCTTCCTGTGCGGGATTGTCTCCTCGTAGGTGAAGAAGTACGTGTATCCCTCCATGGGTATACCGAACCTCTTAGCGAGGATGTCGTTTCGAGCGGCAGGTGCTTGTTCCATGCGCTCGACGTCCTGCTGGTACCGATCATAAGAGACAGTGATGCCGATGTTCGGCTGGGCTTTCACCCACATAGCAGGATCTGCTACTTCCTTGATGTCGTCAAGGCGGTAGTAGAAGATTGAGATGTGAGGGGCGATGTATTCACCCTTCAGGATTTTGAGCAACTCCATCTTCATGGTGTCGCCCACCGCATTTCGGATGGTTCCCTCGGATGATACGGCCAGAATGACCGGGTCATCGATCTTCGAGGCACCTTGTTCGAGCGCACCGACCACGTCCTCGCGGATGTCGCCGGAAAGCCACTCATCTACCGTACAAACCTTGGGTCGAAGACCCTGTAGCTTGTCGATGGACATGGGGCGGACCTCGAGAAGAGATCCAGTGAGGAAGTTCTCCACACCTTTCTTCGTAGCAACCAGTTTCTGGCGGTTAGCCCTCGCACCGGTTGTATTTTGAATGGATCCCTCAGTCAGGAACTTGTACAGCGGACCTCGGGCTCGGGTGATGGCTGTCCGGAATGGACCCATCACCTCTTCAGCCTGCTTCATTGTCGGAGCCGTAGCAATCTGATGTGTCGTGGTGGTGTCAATAACCAGGAAGTAATTCTGGATGAGTGACATGTACATCGACTTCGCTGCTCCACGAGCAACGATCAGATATTGCTTAATTGTAAGGCGCTTCTTTACGGTTTTGGTCTCATAGTGACCGCCGACTCCATCCTCGTACGGGACGAAGACCTGGCGATCCTCGAAGTAGTACCAGCCAAGGAGCTGTTCGGCCCAGAGCTTGAAGCTGTCGAGCAAGTGGAGGTCGGCTCCGTCGGACAGCGTGAGCTCATTCTCGCAGTAAGCAATGAAGCCCTCTACAGCCTTGTCGTCGTAGTAGTATTCCGGGTTTGCGATCAGAGCATCGATGCGATTCATCTCACATGAGATCTCTTCACATACCGGAATCTCTCCTCGGACGACTGCATCTCGAAACTGCCCGTAGTATTTTGGTACTGCGGTGTTTGAGAGCATTACTTAGCGGTGCTCCCTGGGTTGCGGGGATACCGCTTCTTCTTGGGCGAGGGCTTTGTCTGCTTGTACGACTTAGGCTTCTCGATCTGCTTCGGAGTCTTACTCTTTGGAAGAGCCTGACCCTTGACCTTAGTAGGTCCGCCAGTTGACCGATACTCAGCCTTAGCCTCTTCTGCGACAACGGAGGCAGCCTCAGCGGCTTCCTTGGCCTTCTCTGCCGCCTTCTTAATGGTCTCGGCCGTGGACTTACCAGTCTTGCCGGGATCGAAAGACTTATCAAAGGCGGTCTTCATAGCCTTGGTTGCTGCGTACGTTCCGGCCTTGGTCAGAGAGTTCTCGAGGATCGATCGAGTGACTTCACGACCTCGAACCAGGTGGCGATCGGCCTTGAGCTCCCGATAGCGTTTCTCTTGCTCCAGCCGCTTAATTCGAGACTGGAGTTCGGTATCGCTGATCTTCTTATATCCGCGGTTTGCGAACTTCTTTCGCGCCTTAGCTGCCTTCTTGGCTTCGACCTTTCCGGCAACTCGTGCTTCATGAGCCTGCTTAGCCTTTCGGACGCTAGATGCCGTCTTTCGACTAGCATCAACAGTGAAGCGCCCAGTCTTCTTGAGGGCTCTTGCCGTAGCGGCTCGACCTGCGGACGCCTTCTTTCGAATGACGCCCCATTTCTGGCCCTTTACACCGTGGTGGACGAGGTCTTCTACCTCTGCTTCCCCTCGGTCTGATAGATCAGTCGCCATGCTGCCTCCTCGATCAGCTTCTGGTATGCCGATACCAAGAAGGAGTTCCCCGGTGGGTCGAAGAACAGCTTAACCTTCATGGCGATGTAAGACTTGATTGCCGCTTCGTCATCGATCGAGTCGAAGACAGTCCAAGCGGTATCTTTTTCAATCGGGACATCGCATTTTGGCCCCAATTGTGCGAGATCCATCCGCGCAGTGTTGATGTGCATCAGGATCTGGTCGTCGAAGACATCATAACCCGGCATGATGCCGATTGTCTTCTTAGTATCTTCAAGAATGGTTCCCATTAGATCCTCCAGGGAGCTTGGTCATTCGGTCGACGCCCAACAACTCGTGGTGTCAACCTCGATCGGTCTCCGAAGTGTATCGCGTTGTGGGTATTCTTGGTCGTGGTGATGAGAAACTCTGGCTCGAGGATGTCTGGATTGAATTCCTCGAGATCTTTGGGCCGAATCGGATTCATGTGGTGGATTAGCGGCATGTATCTGATGTCAAGTCCCTCGATCCCGAGGTCACAGGCTTCATCTCGAGCCAGAACAAAGTTCCTGACCTTCTTCCACTCCGTCGAGGTGTAGAATCGTTGGTTCAGGTAACGATCGAAGCCAAACGTGGCTGTACCGACTTGCCCGGTGAGAGCCAGGTAGTCAAACCGCTCCTCAAAGGTCTCGAGGCGCGCCAGTTCAGTATACGTTCGTAACATCTCCCGCTCCAGAGTATGTACGGAAGGCTTCGATGGCTTCTTTGGCAATCTTCTCGGCTTGCTCAGCGCTGACGAGCGCCGTCTTCTTCGCCTCGAGGAGTGCTGTTTCATTCCTCAGCTTCTCTACCTCCAGCTGTTCTCTTGTGGAGGCGAGCTTGAGGTAGTGGTTCACCGTGGTTGCCGGTGCTGTACCCTCCCGAAGCTGCTTCTCAGCGAGCTCAAGCGCGAGATTGATCATCTGCGCCTCTCGTTGTTCCACAGTTCGAGCGGGTTTAGAGGGTGTTGCGGCCCTTTTACCCATAGTTGCTCCTTAGATAGAGGGCGTTTGGGGCCAATTGCGGGCTAGATTCTAGGGCCCGTTGTGAGCGAGACCAGCAGGAAGAAAGGAGCACACGAGAAACTTCCTGTGGGCCCTAGAACCTAGTCCCCAATTGGCTTTCCAAATATCCCTCCGGGGAAAATATGGAGGGGGCGGCGATGAGGGTGGGGGGCCTAAATGCGAGACCCCCCTCCCCCGGGTCGACGAAGAAATTTTTATTTTTCAATCATCGATCTCAAAAGTTTGATAGAAATTTGTTCCATCAAGATTGAGAATTCGATCAATTGCATTTTCAATTTCTTCGATTTCAAGTTCTTCACTTAACGAATCGCTTGATGTGCACAGCCTGGCCAGGAGGCCACAGGTACCGTAGCCGTGGGCAGTGTCAAAAGCAAACCATTCGTCCCATGAAGTTCTTGGATCGTAAGGATTGTCCACTGTGGACAGCATCCTAGCCATAGTAGACCTCCTCAGAGAGGCCCTGTGAGAGGGTGTGTACCATGATATGGTCAGCCCTCCTCTAGAGCACGGTGAACAGAAGTTGTAGAAATTCCCAAAGCTTCAGCAATCTCAGCAGCAGTCTTACCTCTACTACTCATAGCCTTGGCTCTGGACACCATGCTGGACGATACCTTAGGCTGCGACCTAGGTGTAGCCAGTTCCCTTACTACTGATTCATCAGCAAGTTCAAGAACCTTGTTGAGAGCAGCCTGTGATACAGCACCTTCCTGGATAGCCTGCCACTCTCGAGGAGTGATAGCGAAAGGCTTCTTACCAGCCCCCGTTCTTGAACGGGCCTCGGCTAAAGCCTGGCGCCGGGCTTTCTGGAGACGCTCTTTATCATTGGCAAGAGTAGGATCAGCCTGCTTCTTAGCTCTAATGACCGCATCTGCCAGGACCTGTGCCTGTCTTTCCCTGGGTTTATTCCGGAGGGCCTCGTTTACTTTGGCCTTGAGGGACTTAACTTCAGGGGCATAGGTCTTTGCAGCCTGGGGGTTCTTTCGAACAGAGGGGATAGCAAGCGTAGCCTTACGGGCTTCATTAGCCATAGCCTTCAGTTCGTTAGAATGGTTGGCATACACCGTTTCAATAGCACTCCCGTTCTTAGAAACAAGGGAGTATGCATCATGAGTCTCTGCCAACTTAGTGGACTTCTCAGTACGAAGCACAGTCTTACCATGCTTGTCCACATAAGTAGCCCCAGTCTCTTCATAGACCTTGCGTCCAGTCTTCTTGTCAATGGGCCCACCCTTTGAAGCGGACCGGGCTTTTCTCTCAGGAATCCGTTTCTCAGATGAGGCACGGCTGATGAGAGTGGAAGCCCCAGCATTTGCCTTACCCTGGTACTTCTTCTTGAGGGCGGCAATACCATTGTCGATCTCGGACTGCTTGTAGTTGAGCTTGTGCTTCTCAGCATCAATCACAACCATGGAGTGCCTAACGGCCCGGGCAATCTCAGCCTGGTTTGCACCACCGATAGTCATATCAGTGATCAGGTTTGAGACCTCGCCCATCTTCATCTGCTTCTGCTTAGAAGTCATGGGCGTCATTCCGTGGTAGGCGGGGTACATAACCTTGGGATCGAAATCCTTCAGGCCTTTCAGAGCAGGAGAGGTCTTCACCTTTCCGCTGTTGTTCGGAATACAGAGAACAGAGTCTCCGTCGAAGTCTGCACCAGACAGACGCTCTGCCACCTTGGGGTGGATTCCAATTGCATCCTTAACCTTGGTCCCTATTGCTTTTCTGGCATGGGGGTTTTTGTTGTTGACTGTCAGTTCAGGGATCTCGAATCGTCCACCGTGAGGGTGACGAACAAGAACAACCTTCTCCCCATGTTTGAAGTTGGGGGCGTAAACCTCCGTAGTCTTCATCTTGGGGACGGGAAGGATTACCTGACTGGCCTGCCGAGGTAGAGCTGCCGCCTTAAGATCAACGGCATCGGAGTCAACAGAGTCGGCGAATGACTGAAGCAGCTTCTTCTTGACCGATGGGTTCGTAAGAGCCATAATCTCTTCAAACTCTGCACGGCGCTTGTCTCGTACTTTCTGAAGCTGCTGCTTAGCAAGAGAGACTGGCTGCTTCGAAAGGAACTGGGAGCTCAAGGTCTTAGACCAATCACCCCAAGTGCCTTCATCGTTAACGATGTTCATCGCAGAGAGCTTCTTCCGACCATTCGAATCGGTGTAGTGAAGCTGCTTGCGGATTACCGAACCGAACGGGTTCGCCGGGTCACCTGTCTGCTTCTTGAGGGCGTCCAGTTTGTTCCCGGTGGGGTTCTTGTTCGTGTTGAACCGGAGATCATATCCCTTGGGAATGTCATCCGAGTACATCGCCATACCCTTGAGGTAGTGCGTGCCGTCAACACTGATTCGAACCTGAGCATAGTTGGAAGAACCGAGGGAGAGGTCTTTGACTCCACGTCGAACCTCAATGACACCGTCCATATCAGTACCACCCTCATTTCCATAGCGAACCTTCAGTCGCTTGCTGGAAACTGCAGTGGGCTTCTCGATACCATATACCGTATGACCTCGGTCCTCAATATTGACACCGGGGGCCTTAATTTCGCCCCGCTTGGCCAGAACCGTCTTGTAGTCCATGCCCGGAGGCACCAGGACCTTCATTTCGGTGAACTTACCAGTCGTCTGCTGCTGGACCTTCACCTTGTGAACGTGATAGCCCTCAGCCTCGAGCATAGCGGTCGCGGTCTTCATCTTGGTGCTTGTGACACCCATGTTAACCTCAACGCCGAGTCCGACGTCAAGAAGACCGTCCTTACCAACCTGCTTCTTGAGCTCCTTGGCCAGCGCCTCGGTACTCCCCGCCCTTTCTTTGAGGGTGGGGTCTAAAAGCGCTCGAACGGAGGATTCGTTGATGCCCATACGACGGCCAATGGCCGTGTTGGACATCCCCTTCTCCTTGAGCCGGGCCACCATTGCAACGTCAGCCTTACGCTTCTCATTCTTAGCAATGGACTTCTGGGCTCGAAGCTGGGTGGTGGTCATTCCAAGACCCTTGGCGATCTCAGTCTCAGAGAGACCCTTCGCCTTCAGATCCTTGATAGTGGAGAGGAGGTCGCCCGAGTGCTGATGCGGGTCCTTTCCGGAACCCCAGGGGTAACGTCCAGACTTGCGCTTAACACCATAGTGAGCGAGATCCATTAGGCCTCCTCTTCCTTGATCTTCTCGATAAGCTTGTCGAATTGGATGATGGTGTCCATAATTGGGGCGATATCGTCGCCCTCAGGGTTCGCTACCTGAATATCGTCATTCTGGTAGATACGGAGCTCGTAGTTGATAGCCCCAGGACGCTCATCATACTCGAGGCAGAAGAGTGCCGCGTAGATCATGAGCTGATCAATCTTGGCGGGGTGAACGCCAGTCTTCAGATCGTGGATGCGAAGCAGGCCCTTGTCAAAGGAGATAGCGTCAGCAGTGCCAAAGCAGTTGACCGAGTAAAACAGGACTTGCTCCGGCTCCATCCGAAACCCAATAGCATCGTTAACATAGTTGTTGAATGTCACCTTGTTTCGAGGCATACGCATCTTCAAACGAATGTGCTCGGCGGCGAGCTCGTGAAGACGGGTACCTTTTGCGGCAGCCTGGGCGGTCCGGAAGGTCTCGATCAGTTTGTCGGGAGAGTAGTTGAGCCAGTGATACTTACTGGCGGAAAGGAATGCGTGGGCCCCACTAAGCTGTGAGTGATTGTTGAACTTCACTGAGGATCTCGCTCTCGTTCTCAGGGTAGATGAATGCGGCATACGACATCGCATGCATGGTCCGAACATAGTGTGCTTGGTTCGGACGGACTGAGGCAATGGCGCCTCGCTTCACCTCAAGGGCTGCCCAACGATTCTTATAGAGAAGAATCAGATCGGGTATGCCTTGAATGTAGTTGGGGTCATTTTTCAAAATGATGATCCCGGGCAACATCTTGTTCAGCTTCTTGATGAGCTGTGCTTGGAATTGTGACTCACGCATGGTGTGCTCCTCCGGGTAAGCCTATAAGAAGGGATAGGCTTGTTTCTATCCTTCTTATCATTATATGCGTAGATTGCGACAAGGGGTGTCACACGTATTGTAGATACTTGGGGAGAGGTATCTTTTGATCTGGGCGGGGTTTTGTTACGGATGTGACAAATGTGAAAATCCGATCGATAAACATCATCAAACATCATCAAACATCCTCAAGGAAGGGGGTGGACAAAAAAGTGGTCAAAAACCCTATTTTCATATATAATAAAAAAAATCAATCAATCAATCAATTAATAAATTTCACAAAAAATGGCCACTTCCGACTTTTCGTTGCAATTCCAAGGAAAAGTCCACAATACGTGTGACACCAAGTGGCCACTTTTTTGGCCACAATACGTGTGACGAGTAACATCAGTATCACCCGTAACACGAAAAAGTGGCCACATGGCCAAAAAAATGGCCACTTGGCTTGTCGTCACACGTATTCTAACCGACGAAAGCCCTCTCGTTGAACACCTTCTTCGAGCTCAGCGACCGCCGAACCGCCTCATCAATCGACGATTTCGACTCAAGAAAGTAGTACTTCAACCGAGAATATGGCGTGTTCAATCGGTCGATCCGACCCTCACACTGCTCCGTCACTCGCCAGGAATAGTTGAGGGACCAGAAGAGAACCGTATCGGTACTAGTACAGTTCCATCCCTCTGCTGCCGAGGTGTACTGACAGATATAGATCCATCGGTCTCCTCCTGGAATAGCATCGTGCCGATGTCCATTCCATTGCGCCGTAGGCAGTCCAAGGTTCTCTGCAACTGCAAGGATTCGATCGAGCTCATAGTTGTAATTGTAGAATACGATAACCCTCTCATTGCCTGAGAGTATGCGCTTGGCTTGCTCTGAACGCCAGTCATTATCACTGACCACCTTTCTCAAGATTCTGCAGACCCCACCTGCGTCTCTAAGGGGTTCCTCTGTCCAGGGGTCCATCCTGTTCTTCACGACCCACTTGTACAAGTCACGGTCGTAGTCGCAGTATACAGTCTCCCTCTCACGAGTAGTGTGTCGCTCCACCGGCATCTCCACAAGGATACTCCGACGAAGTCGCTGCAGCTTTGCCTCCCCTATGTATCGTTTGACCTTGGGGTATTTTGCGAAGCGATCAAATATGACGTGATCCTCCATGAACTCCGTACGAGTCCTGAAGAATCCGTGAGCCATGAATACCGGGAGATAGTCCATCCAGACATCTCCAGGGGTGGCTGAGAGCAGAAGCCAGGTGTTCTTCTTAACTATCTTGAGGAACTCCTTGACCCAGCGCCCACTGCCGGAAGCACGCTGTTCGTCAAAAAAGAATACTGCGTGTTCTCGATCCGAGTACTTCCCGATGTTGTTCCACGAGTCCACCACAATGGATGAACCTGTAAAACTACATTCAGGATCTGTACTCAGACCGAGACGCGCAGCTTCTTCCTCCCACTCAAGGGAGTCCCGCTTCTTAGCGGTTGTGATGACATACAGCGTAGGGGAGCCCTTGACCTTCTTCTTAGCCAAGGACCCCCCTTCTCTGAACGAGGCTGCGTTACAAACCGACGTGAGGTACCACGCCAGACTTGTCAGGGTTTTCCCCGAACCAACGCCACCCGCCAAGATGCTGCCGTTCTGCAGTTGACGCACCGCCTGAATCTGCTCAGGTCGATACACAACTGTCATACTTATGATGCCCTCCTTTCGAGACAGTCGCCAAAGATCCACTCGTCGTATGCAGACTTCACGAGCTGGAACCCAAGCCGACCCTCCTTGTACTCCTCCTTGCGGAACTCTGAGTTCGACTTGAGGTAGAGGTTGGTCAGGGCGAGGTTCCTAGGGTTCCCATCCTTGTACTGCACCCAGTACTGATCGGGGATCTCTCCGACAAAAGCAGTCCACACGAGAACCGCAGCGGAGTACACCTTGCGCTCCCTACCATGAGCACTGGGCTTCTCCATGCGGTACATATAGCAGCCATCTTTGTACCGGGGTGTCAGGAAACGACCGGTGTTCTTGTTTCGAACCCGCCCAAGATCCGAGACCTCATACTTATCATTGAGGCCGGGGATCGTCTTCCAGTTCTCAGTCGCCAAAGCGAACCCTTCTATCAGCCTCCGACTCAGTACATGAGCCGAAGATGTAGTCGTCTAACTCAGACCGGGTCTCTTCAAAGAGCTCATCCATCCGAGAATTGTAGTCGTCATACCAAGCCTGCCGGTACGCCGAGTACGAAACGAGATCCAGGTTCTCGAGACGGGCATTAGCCATATCACCGTTAAGGTGGATGACATAGTGCCCCCTCCCTGGCTCTCCGTTGAACGCACGCCAGATAGTCACACCACAGCGAACCATGGTCTGCTTACCTGAGTCATCGCGATACAAGGAGAACCCGGGAGCCCCGTCTGAGCACTTCTGAATCCGAAGAACTCGCCCACTCGAGACATTCCGCACCCGACCGAGATCAGATGCCTCATACCTTGAGAAGGGGTGGGGTAAAGTTCGCCAGCGCTCAGTCAATGTGCATAGCCTTGATGTGGTCCAGGAGGTACTTCTGCTCACCCGTCTCCGAGTCCGTAACGATACGGAGCTTGATGGCCGGGCGGTTGTAGTAGTACCGCTTGTTCTTCTCCTCGTCCTGGAAGACGAAGAATAGAACACCCTTAGCGATCTCCTGAACCCTGATCAGCTTCATAGGTACGCCCGAAACCGTCACATCCAGGATAGCGTCGGCTCGGAGAGCCTGTTTGATCTCCTCGAGGTCCTTGATCTCCTGAGTCGGGTCGTCAAGAGACCAGGAACCCGAGATGGGGTTGTAGAGGAACTTCTGGTCCCGGTTGAAGTTGAGCCGGGTCATGAAGTCACTGTCCCGACGCTTGAGGTAGATGAACCATCCCGTCTCCGCCGAAGCTAGCTCCAATCCCATAACAGTCCAGGACTGGTTATTGTGAGTGAAAGCGACCGGGGTCATCTTCCGGAACGTCTGATCGATGTACAGCTCGTCAAAGTCGCTGACGCTGAACCGCTTAGTGCTTCCCATGTGAATAGCCTTCCATGCTTGCTGGGGTCGGTACTGGATGAACTCATACTCCTCAATGTTCTTGAGGAGGATGCTCTCTTGAGGGTACGTATTGATGGTAAACAGAACCGCGCTTTCGGTATCTACGTCATAGAGTCGCCGATACTCGAGGATACGCACCTCTCCCTCGGACGCCTTAAACTCCACATACATAGCATTTCCAGATGCGTATGTGTCATGAATATGCGCCAGAAAGTCCTTACCCTTGATAATACGGGGGGTCTTGTACCATCCGCCGTCAGTGAGCTCTACAATATCCTCCTCAGAAATAACGGATCGTGTCATCGGCCCACTCAACATTCTCGAGGACCCAGTCGTAGGTCTGGTGGCCCTTCTCGTTAGTCATCGTGTTGCGAGTGAACTTGGACTTCTGGGCGTCCGACATGCGGAAGGTGTACCAGTGCCCCGTCTCTCGCTCAGCCGTGATCCACAGGTCAGTCGAGCCAGGAACCCGCATGAATGACTTCACGTGGTACTGCCGGGACTCGTAGAAGAACGGGGCAGGCCTACCTTCGCGAGCCGTCCAGTAGTCGTAGTACTCCTTGGCGTTGTAGGTCTTCCTCTCCTCAGCAAGGAACAGAACTGACCCATTACTCATCAGGTCGCCATTCTTAATCCGCATCTTGGTGATGAGACCCTCGGCATTGGTCATGTACATAATCCACTGGTCATCGCAAGTGGGCTTGAACTCTGTGACAAAGAGGTCCTTGTTCCTGTAGATGAACGTTGGAAGCATGACCCCGTCCGTCTCCTTGAGCTTGGCAAGATACTGCATACGAAGCTCATAGATGTCAACGGGACCCTCGTCAACCTTGATAAGAGTGATCATTTTGCGCTCCTTTTGATTCGTCGGGGGATATCGTACTCGTCGAGAATATAGTCCATGAATGCGAAGAGATCCTTCTCAATCTCATCCGCGAGCTCTCGGTTTCGAACCTGAGAGACGTCAACGATGAAGCGGTAGCTGTTGTTAGCAGTCCGCTTCTCGAGATGAACGGAACACCGTGGCGTACGACGACGCTCCGGGTTCTTGATGTAGTCGAGCACGATCTCTCGACCAGGCTTAAGATCCGGGTTAGGGTACAGAGTCTCTCGAGGTTCCTTGCCCTCATCTCGATCTCGCTTACGAGCCTCAGAGAGGGCCTTCCTCTCGAACTCCTCTGATTCCTTGACCGCCTTCAGAATATCATCAGCACTGACGATAAGTCGGCTAGCCACGTGTGTCCTTTCTATGAGATGATGAACCCGGGGCCCTTTTACAGACCCCGGGGTATTAGATCAACCGCGTCGCATTTCGCGGATGAAAATCCAGATCAGCCAGAATCCTCCAGTCACAGAGACCATGAAGACATCAAACAGGAAGTTGAAGAATCCGTAGCGTCGCATCAGGCGGCCTCCTCTCCATCCTCGTACTTGGCGTCGAGCGGGTCCTCGGCGATGGTGACGTACATGGTGCCCAAATATGCCTTCACACCGGAGTTCCCGTTGACCTCCCAGACATAGGGGTTGATCGTGAGATCCACGTTAAGGATCTCGACGTAGTCCAGGCTATCGACAGTCTGCTCAGTGATGAACACCTTCCTCCGAGTAAGGTTCGGGATACAGACGATCTTCGGAGGACGAGCCCGGTAGGACACCTCCACCTTGAGATAGTGGGTGAGGGCATCCGGGTCAGTTCGAGACTCACGGGACTTCAGGTTCCAGCCATCCTTCTCGAGGGCCTCAACCATGTCCTCAGGGATCTCAACGCAGAAGGTGCGCTTCGTACCACCGGCGTAAGGGCCAGCGGCGGAGAAGTCCTTGAAGAAGATGCGGGCATTCTCGATGGTGATGTTCTTGGGTCGTGCCATTGTGTACTCCTTAAATATCAGGCGCGGAAATCGGGGTGGACGTTTGAGGGATCTCCCTGTGCGATCTCAAGCACTCGCGAAATGAATCGGGTGAGATTCTTCTTCTGGCGACACTTGAACAGTATGGTGCGGATCCCACCTGCGAAGTTGATGTCCGCGTAGACGATGTTCAGACCCTTGTAGAAGCTGACCTCTGTGTCGTCCGGAAGATCGAAGTGCATCTGGTGACTGTACTTACCGACCCAGGAGGGCTTAACGTTACTACGCTTGTCAATGTAATCCTCAAGCTTGACCTCCTCAAACTCGTAGGCCTCCTCGTTCAGGTCACCATTGAGGTCGAAGTAGTCAATGACACTGGGGTTCTTCTTACTCACGCGATCCACTCGTCCTTAAGGTCAATCTTGTCGTGCATTACCTGCCTGAGGAATTCACAGGCGATCTGGTACTCACGGTTGTTGTAAATATAGATGGGCTTGATGGTGATGTCCTCGTCGTGGAGGAACACCCGCATCACGATGATCCGGTGGATGGGATCATAGGTGACGATAAAGCTGTCCCCGTTCTTGAGCTGGTACTCAATGATATCGGGGGCGTTACAGATGACGAGAATATCATCAACGTCATTCTTATCGCGATACTCCACCCCTCGACGGAATGCCTCGAAGCAGTCCTTGAGCTCAATGAACTCGGTATCGATCTGAAGATGGGTATCGTGGGCGACAATCTTTCCTGGCATGTGTGCTCCTTTCAGAAAGACCTATATCCCAGGTTCGGGATATAGGGTTAGAGATCAGTCTTCGATCTCGACGTGGTCTCGAGCTTCCTGTACGGCCTTGACGGTCGCATCGAACTGCAGCTCCACTTCGCGGGCAACGATTGCACTAGCAGCAACACCAGTGCCCACGGATCCGAACCAAAGCAGAATCTTAGCGATTCCATTTGCGTTCGAAACCAGGGGCTTGGTAAGCTTGCTGGCAATCATACCAGCTCCAATGGAGGAGAGTCCGGAGATGATAATCTTGGCAACGGGCAGCATGAGGATTTCCTTTCGAGTAGAGGGTCTCATATTACCCTTAGTTTCTGACGCGGACCCCCGGGCCATTTTACAGACCCGGGGGATTCTACACATCAGGTGTAGTTATGACGGAAGCATCCGGCATCCTACACAAACATCCAGTGCCGCTGCCAGAAAGGCCCGCGGACAAGAACCCAGCGAGACCACATCCACATCCAACGTCCACACATATCACTTCATCTCCTCGTAGTAAAGTCGAGAAATAGTCTTCCTGCTCGAGCCGGGCATAAATACCAGCTCGTTCAGGCCGTCATGGGTAAACATGTACGCAGTCCAGTGTACCCAGTTGAAACACAGAATCTTGCCGTCTCGGGGACAAGCGATTCGACAGCACCCCAGGTCATCCTTGAGGATACGGGCATTCCAATACTTATTGACTCGCCCGTCCTGAGAATATACAGTCACCGTGAAGTGCTTGACATTGACCCCGTAGATGATCGGATCGTCAAGAGCCGGGTCTCGATCCTTCTCGATCGAGTGCTCTTTGTAAGGACCCCACTGATTCTCGTACTCAGCCATCATTGTCTCCGTTCCAGATGTACGGCTCAAGCTCCAAGGGTGAAGGCCTCGAAGTCCCCGAATTCTCCCACCGCAGCCTTTGCAGCGTCAGCAAGACCTTCGAAGTAACGCCACTCGACGTACTCCTTCCAGTCTTCTGCGTGAGCTTCCTTGAAGGACTCGAACTGTACCCACCTGTAACCGGTACTGCCTGATGCGGCATGGTAGTTACCATCTTTCTCGCGGAGAAGGATCCCGCCTCCACGGTTCACGGGGACGAAGGCGCCGGTCTTACCGACGAACTCCATCTCAGGGTTGTCTTCTGTTCCGTTGTTGAGGTACAGAGCGGTGGTAACGCTCTTGGTCTCCGCCACGTCTCGAATATCCAGCTCCTCCTTCGAGAAGAGCTCCTTGAAGACGTAGGGGTGCTGGAACTGGGCACCGGTGGCGCTCCACTTCCCATCCTCGTAGTCGACATAGACGGCCTTGTTCACGAGACACATACGATCGTAAGTAGCCTCGTGCTCGAAGGTGTATCCGTACTTCTTGCCGAACTCCATAACCTTCTCGATGATCTCGGGAGTAGCCCTCGGAATCTTGATCGAGTCGGTCTTGATATGCGCAACGTCGAAGCCCTGCTCCTGGACGAAGTGCTTCAGATCCACCATAAACAGAGCGCCACGCTTTGCGACGATGTTGTCGACGTTCCGGGGGTCCTTGAAAGCATTGTGGAACTTCGCTGCAGTGAGACCGTACACCGAGTTGATGACGATCTTGAGAGCAAAGGCCAGTGCCTCATAGTCCACACCCTCCTCAAGGAACGGCTTGAGAGCTCCGTCTAGGAGAGACCCTGCAAGCTTGTCGTCGTGGTGCTTGATGGCGACTCGGGCCTGCTTGATCTCGCTGAAACGCTGAGTGTATCGGTCTCCGAAGAGGTTGAGACACTCGATTGAAGTGGGATGCATGCTCGCAACGTCGAGAAGTGCGACGTCGACGTAGATTCCTGGTTCGGCGTAGACGTATCCACCCTCACCGACCTCCTCCCCACGATAGGTAGACTTGCCGAAAGAGTATTGATAGCCAGGGAATTGCTCACTGAGATCGGTGTAAACGAATTCACTCTGCGGATTCCTGTTCTTCCCGAAGATGATGAACTGACTGTGCTTGTTGGTCGTGTCATTAGGAGTCAGACCAGAAAGCTTAGCAAGCATAAGGCGGGCCTGCCAGTCCGCATGGAGGTGATCGAATACCGCCTCGGTGGCGATAACGTCATTGTCACAGTAGGCTGCAACTTCCTCCCAACGATCCTCAGGAACATTCTCATCCCAAGGAATACCAAGTTCCTGGTGGTGCAGACCAAGCTCAATCTCCCACTTCTTGAGGGACATCTTGGTGGCTGCGAAGTCGTACACATCGGTGTAGGACAGGTTGTAGGCCTCGACAAAACCCGCAGTGACGCTGTTCTCAATGATCCTCTTACTCAAGTCGTACAGCTTGGCGTTGTTGAATCCCAGCGTACGAGCGTAGAGAATATGGTTGTCGTACTTACGGCAGTTGAAGCCGACAAGCCGCATCTCGCAGAGGGCCTCGATCTCCTCGGGGGTGGGGTTAATCATCCGATGAACCGTCGGATTACTCTTCACCTTCCAGTTCACAAGGAACAGGTTCGGGAAGACCTCGCAGTCGAAGAAGACCAGCTCGCCAGTCGGGAACCCTACAGTCTTCTCCTCAGGGTCCTCGTTGGTGAATGGCATCTCCATCACAGCCTTGATGGCCGCCTCAGACTGATGCGTCGAGTTCATAGCGAATGCCAGCACCCGAGGCTTCAGGTCCTTGACATCATACACCATCCCCTGTTCCTTGGCGTCACGTAGGATCTTTGCGATGAAGTCGACCGAGGGCTTAGTTGAGGGATGGATCTCCTTTCGAAGGTTGCGCTCAATAAGCTCCCTGACCTTCTTCTCGTTGGCCATGGTGGTCTTGTTGATCACTTTCTTCTCCTTAAACGGCAGCCCCTCCGAAATATGAGCCACCGGGATGTTGTTGCAGTGAGTGACCTTTCTCCTCAGAGAGGAATCACCCGTGAAGACCTTGATCTCAATGTCTTCGTCGTAGAGCCTTGCCAGTTCGGAAGGATCTCCATCGTAGATGTAGTGGAGGTGAACTCCATTTCCACCTTGACTGGTCTCGGCGTAGGTAGGGGGCCATTCTGAGGCGGCCTGAAGGTTTCGATTAAGGTCCTTCCGACCGTCCGTCTTGATATCAAAGTCGATGACGATGTGGTTGTCGGGGACTTTGACATAGTGGACCTCATGAGTATCTATCTCACGAAGAGTGGTTCGAACGTTTGCCCATCGGAACTGCGGAGTCCCATGATCTCCTGCTCTTTGGGCTGGGCAGTCAGCGAGAATCTCATCGAGTAAGGATTCGGAAGAATCCAGGTCGAGTGAATATGGTTCCTCTGGAGAAGCTTCGAGTTCGGCAGGATCCAGTAGGTGATCTCGGAAGCCGGAATATACATTGCGTAGTCGATCGCCCCCAAACTGTCGTCGCTCATCGAAGTGATCGAAATAATCCTTGAGCTCTTCCCGGAACTGGTATCGGCTCTTCGTGTACGGGATATTGCTATCACTACAGTACTCCTTATACAGCTTGTACGCCATTGTGAGACTGATGAATTCCTCCGTCTTGAAGAGTAGGTAGTTCTCCTCGACAAAGTTGTACATCACATTAGTCTTCATCATCATGTCTTGGGGCTTATACGCGTCGTAGTAGTGCTTACCAAGACTCCGATAAACCCCAAGACAGTGATTAGCGATCTTACCAAGCTCGTCACGGATCTGAGTCATCAGCGTCTGATACTCATCAGCCCCCACTGTTTGTCCGGTGGGGGAGATATCGATCAGTCGACGGATAATTCCCGACTTTGAGTCAGTGATCTTGACAGGCTTGTTGGTTCCGATGAAGAGGAGGGCGTTGATTCGCTTAGGGTAGCGCTTCACACCTTTCTCGTTGATCAGGATCGTCTCGTGGGCCACTACGCTGTTAAGAAGACCATTAGTCTCGATACGAGAGAGGTCGCCGTCTTGATCGATGGCCACGAGCGAACTCTTACCGAGAGAGCTGGTCGCAAACTGATCAGACTTGGATCCAAGAGATCCTGCATCGAACGTAGTTGTATAGCCTTGGAATAGAAGCTCCAGAATGTTGAGGACCGTCGACTTTCCGGAACCCGGGGGACCATACAAGACGGCAAATTTCTGAATTCTCTTAGAGTCGCCAGCCACGATGGAGCCGATGAGCCACTCAAGCTTTCGTCGAGCATCCTCATCATATAGAGTTCCAATGAGAGTTCCCCAAGCGACCGGCTCGGCCTCCTCGAGAGAGTATGGCAGCCTTGCAGTGGCATAGTCTTCCTTTCTAGGAGTACTGTCCGCAAATATAAGCTTGGCGTTAAGCTCCTGCCCGTTGTCAGGGAGCCTGGACTTCCAAGTCTGGAAGCTGGTCCATAGTCCATTGCTGTAGTTGGACAGCGGTTTCACAATGGTCTCGATCTGACCCTTGTGGTTATTCTGGTGCTCGAAGAGGGACCGGTCTACAAACGTAGCGACGTCAAACTCGTCTGTAGACCAGAGCCCCTTCTCCTCATCCCAGATGGCCTGGAAGTCTCGCCCCTGAATGAGAATATCCCTCGATCTTCCGACGAGGAACTCAGGGTAGATTTCCACCTTTCCACTCTTTGTGGTACGCTCGCAGATTCGGTAGAAATCCATGAGGCTCCTTTACAAGTAATGTTCGTTTGCGTAGGCGTTCATCTGGGCCCAGAGTTCCGCCTTGCACATATCACGTGCGCCATGTAGCGGGATCGCACGAAGAGGAAACATGGATCCGTGTCCCAACTTCGTGTAATCCCTTGAGTTGATCCGCTCGAGGATAGAGTCGACTTCTTCCTCATGGCGGGGGTTGAACAGGGCCTCGTCGTTGTAGTCGTAGAGACCGCAGTTCTTCACCATCTCCCAGAAGTACCATTCGAGGGAATATGGTGTATCGTCATCCTCGAGCATCATGTCCATACGCTCGGCCAAAGCAATAAACATCTCGAGCATGGAGCAAGACTGCTCGTTAAGCCAGACATAGGACACATCGGGGTTCTCCCGAGTGAATGCCCTACGAAGGTCAATTCCATCCTGTGCACGGTTGATGTCGTTCTGGATCGTCACCCGGAACGGCGTCTGGTGCATGATCTCGAGTAGGCTCATGAACGACTCCTCGGGACACTCAGCTTGGCGAGTATCCCCGGTTCGATCCACAAGCCAGTCGAAATATGAGTTATCCGGTGCTGCCTCGATCACTGTTAGTCCTCGTAATACTCAACCCCGAGAACCGAGTGCTCGTAGGAGTCGTCGAGAATGGTGATCTCGAAGTCCGCGTGGCGGCTCATGCTTCGGACGTAGATGATGGAATCGGAGGCAGAGATTCCGCTGATGATGTTGTCGAACCAGGATGTGTCCTGCATAGGAACGCCCCGGTTGTCAGCGAATACGTCGTCCTCCATGTAGTATGTGAGTTCGACATGCTCCTGATGACCCTTAGCCCGATACTCCTCTTCGGTGATCTGGTAGGCCTCGAAGTGCTGCCGATCCATCGTACGCTTGGTTACTTCCTCCTGGTCGGAATCTTCCACAGGAGTCGGAGAGTAGTCCACAGCAACGCTCGGTACCACCGGCTCAGGATCGGGTTCGCGATCCTCTGGATCAGGGCCATCTCCCACTCGCTCTTTGTGCTTCGCTTCAGCAATTTCGGCAAGCTCCTTGTTGATCTCGATTGTAGCTTCTTGGAAGTCCTGCTCGAACTTGCGAGCAAGAACGAAATATACGCCAAGGCCGCCTGTGACAGCCCCGGCTGCGAAATATGCGATCTTCTCAAGCATGGTCACCTCAGATCTTGTCGTACATGACACCGTCGACGTTGAAGTCCAGCGCCCACTTGGTGACGGTACGGCCGTTCTTGTCCTCACCCTCGAAGGTGCCCTCGAAGATGTTGAAGTCGACGAAGTCGTCGCCGTTACCCTTGACCCAGCCAGTCACAGCACCGGCGGGAGTGTGGGGGAACCCGAGCATCTTGTAGACCTCGTTGAGGAAGATGTGACCGCGAGTCTGGAGAATATCATTCGCGTACTGCTGCTGGCACTTGAGGTGGAGCATAGACAGGTCCTCGTCAGCGGACCAGTTGATGTTGTCATCATCGAAGATAACGCCGTAGGGCGAGACTCCGTCGACGGCAGAGATAGCCTCGAGAGTCATCTCGTCCTTGGTGAGGTCCTCATCAGCGACAGACACGATGGCATCCAGAACCGCGTCCTTACCGAACTTGGACTCAACCTTCTTCTTGTAGGTCTTGAAGGCCTGGTCGACAGCGGCGTAAGCGGCAGCCAGAGAGGCATTCCGCTTGAGCATGATACCGTGTCCGGTGATCAGCGAGGCGATTGAGGCGGCACCGAGAATAAGGGCGGGGGCATAAAGCTTTGTCAGCTTGGTGGTCATTCGGGTGTAGAGGATAACCTTGTCCCGAGTGGCGTCCTTGTCGGTGAGCTTTCCGTCCTCGTGGGCCTCATGGACCTTGACGAGAAGAGCAGTCTCCTCGGCCAGAGTCTCCTCAACCTTGAGAGTGGCCTTGGAGGCGAGAACCGTGGTACCGATAAAGCCGACAGTACCTGCTGCAGTCAGGATGGTGGGGGCGTGCTTGCTGAGAACCAGTCCAGCGCGTCCGGCGAGACGGGTAACAATTCCGAGATTCATTTGATACGTCCTGCTTCCTTGAGTCGAAGATAGATAGCGATTGCCTGGTCGTCTTCCATGCGTTCAACACGGCGACGCCACTTGTCTGAGAATGGGTAGGCGGCGATAAGCTCAAGCCGCACTTGGTTAGGATTCATCGTGCATTGATGTGGTCGGGCTTCGGGAGCTGAAGCATGTAGCCTCGACGGCTACGGATCACCGACATGTACCGGGCCGAAGTCCAGCCCCAGTTCTCGTCAGTGTATTCGGTAGTGATACCGCAGAGATCGTAGAGATCGGCGACGGTGGCAAGACCGTACTCCTCGATGATGTCTCCGAGTCGGTCGATAACGAGATAAGCTTCATCTCGGGACTCGAGCTCGATTTCTGAGAAATCATGGTATCGACGTGAACGAGGAGAAGCGTCTCGGCGATTGCCTGGTGCTGAGCCTGGTCGAGAATATGATCCGTATGAGACACGGGACCCCCCGGACGAGCTGCGAGCTCGAGGAGAAGACTCTCCGAAGAGGAGACGTTCGATGCCCTGACTGACCAGATCCGAGAGTGTGTTCTTGATAGCAGGGATCGTAACATCGTAAAGTAGATACTCGCCGACATTGTGAATATCCTCTCCAACGAAAGCAGATACAGCCTTCGTTCCGAAGCTAGACTTCTTCTTGGTGACGGTGGCAGTGGTGACCTGCTCCACCTTCTTGCGCTCAGGTAGCTTACTGTTCGATGGTAGGTTCGGACGGATTGGTGCGTTAGCCAAGGTGGCCCCTTTCAAGGAGGTGGGGGCCCCAGATTTCTCCAGGGCCCCCAAATATGGATCAGAGGTTGTTGAGCTCAGTCTCCTTCAGCTTAGAGTCGAGCTCCTTGTACTTCGGATCCTGCTGAACCTGCTTCATGATTTTCTCAGGAAGGATGCCGTTGTAGAACTCACGGACGAGAGCCGGGTTGTCCATGAGCTGATCGAAGAGCTCCTCGTACTCCGGAGAGTTGAGGAAGGACTCCTTGATCTGCTCTGACTTGACGAAGCGCTCACCCTGGCGCTCACCATACGAGGTACCGATGAGGTCGTCGAAGAACTTCATCATGGTGTAGAGGTCCTCGTTGTCGATAGCGGCCTGAAGCCACTTCTCGAAGTTGGTGACGTTGTCATACCGCTTGATGAAGTCAAACATCTCACGGCGAGACATGTGGAAGTAAAGCTTCTTGGTGGTGGGCTCGTCGTCGAAGATACCACGGACGCGGATGATGTGAGAGAACATAGATGGTTTCCTTTCAGTTGATCTTGAAGTAGTTTTCCTTGGGGGACACAAGGAAGTCGACGGTCAGGACGGGCTCACCCTTCTCCGTCAGTTGAGAACCAAACTCGACGGAGAGGGAGTTCGGTTCGGCCCATCCAACCAGTTCACCGGCTGCAATGGGTGGAAGTCCAAGGCCGTTGTAGAACTCGTTGAGGGAAGCGTAGCACTCAAGGTTGAGTTGCCCATTAATGTTGTTCTCGACTCGGCGGATGGATTCGATATCGGACTTGAAATACCGCCCCGAGAAGATGTCATAGCAGAGAACGTCCCCTCCCCCGGCTACAAGAATAGTTCCGGGATGTGGTTCGCCAGCTGCTTGAACCGATTTCTCTGCAACGCGGGCCTTAATCTTCTCGCGGTCCTTCGGCTTAACCACGTCCGCCACCGCTTCTCGATATCGCTTAAACGCCGCCTCCGAACCTGTGTAAGCCAGTGCGAACGCCGCTCCACGAGAGTACTGAATACGATTCGCCGCGATGATCGATACCAGAGTGCATACGCCTGCGATGGCCGGGGGAATATATACTCGATATGATACTGCGAACTTCTCCTTCCAAGAGAGGTCCTCGGGTGAGCGAAGATTGGCTTCACAGTAGTCTGCGATCTTCTCAACTGCGAGCGTAGTAGACTTCGCCGTGAGTATGGCCGTAGCAACAGTCCCGACGCATGCCGAGGCCGTGAGAATAGCCGGAGCGTTAGTCTTGAAGAATTGTGTAACACCGTTCGTATTGATCACTTGTCCTCCTGCTCGTGGTAAGCACGGATCTCCATCCGAATCAGAGACTCGATGTCCTTACGAGTCATTCCAGAATACGTACCCTCAATCCGCTCACGTCGAGCCTTGAGATAGGTTCCGATCAGGGCCATAATCTGAACCCAGGCACAAAATGCAGTCAGAGCTCCGAGAATATAAAGCGTCCACCAGATGATGCTCACTTGTGCTTCCTTTCAACTCGCTTGAGACGGGGCTTCAGTTTGTAGTTCTGCGGATTGTTGATGCAATCCAGGATATAATCCGGCGTAAACTCCCAAACACCATTCTCCCGAGGGTAGTGTCGGAAATCGATGGAGTCGGCAGCCATTCGGCGCAGATACTCCCGTCGGTCGTCTCCTCGTGAATATGCGCGAGCCTCTCCGGTTGTTCCATCAACACCAAGGTAGAGTACGGACAGAGCGTCTCCGACGACAATGTCTGCGTGCTTCGCCAGGAGCTCCATGACTCCTCCGGGTGTGAGGATGACGCAGCGGTTCGTCTTGGATGAAGATCGGACCAGTTCGTCTCGAGGAACACCATACCGCCAGTCTCGGAAGGTTTCGACGCAAAGGAGGTCACCTCGTGCTTCCCATTCAGCAAAGCTTTGATCTTTGAGGAAGTAATAGGAAGATAGGTCCTCTCCCACACGCTTAGGTCGGGTCGTTGCAGTGCGGACTGCATAGTATCCCTCATTCTCAACCAGCTCCTTCTGGAATGTGGACTTGCCTGAACAACTTGGACCGAGAAGTACGACTAGCATATCAATCCGCTGAGATCGTGTAGAGGATGACTGTGATTGCGCATAGAAGGAATCCGATCGCCGTCATCACAAGCTTAGCCATGAATGCGATAGGGGTAAGCCATACGAGCCAGGTTGCAAAAGCGATGGCTCCGAAGACGATCAGGAAGATGAGGCTGATCAGGATGTAGTAGATTGGCGGTTCCTCGAACATGTGTGCTCCTTTCTCGAGGAAAAGCCTATACCCCAAGTCGGGGTATAGTGCTGAATTACCAGCGGTTGATCTTACGATCACGGCGCGCGATGAAACGCTGCTGAACACCAACAACGTGCTTCATCCGGGAGTTCGCACCCCTGCCAATAAAGCAGGAGGCGAGAACAATTCCGAGAATGAAAACAGCGCTCTTGATGATAGAAACGATGATGCGGGTCATGAGTGGTCCTTTCAAACGGAGGGGTTTCAATATAGGACCGGTTTTTCTCGCGGGTTATTTCATCTTTTTCCGAATATCCCGAAGCTCGAGCCAGATAAGCAGAAGCATGCCGTAGATGCCAAGCCACTGTCCGAATTCCATATGTGCTCCTTAGAAAAGCCTATATCCCAGGTCGGGATATAGGATGAGGTCTCAGTCGGTCTCTTCCGAGGCTTCGATCTCGTCGATCTCATCGAGGTCGTCGTGCTCAAGCTCTTCGGGCTCGTCCGTGTCCGGAACCGAGCGGAACGCCATGAGGGTGAGAGCGGTACCGGCTGCGAATACAGCGGCGCCAGCAATCAACTTCTTGGAGTTGCGCTTGATAGCGGGCAGGACAGCGTCCTTGTTGAACTTGAACTCGACGATCTTCTCGTTGGTCTCAACGGAGTTGTCGTGGGTCTCAGTCATGAGGGTTTCCTTTCAAATAGAGGGGTCTCATATAAGGCATAGTTTTTCTCGCGGAAAGCCTATATCCCAAGTCGGGATATAGGGGTGGGATCAATGGATATTGGCTAGAGCCTGTTCCACCATCGTATCCCATTCCTCGTCGGTCATCAACTCAGCGCGCAACTTCGCGTTCTCAGCTTCGAGCGTCCGCACGCGGGCCTTGAGGTTAAAGGTGGCGTACTTCTGCTCTTCGTGAGCAACAGCGAAGAAGATGCTGAGGATGGTGACAAGGCAGAGGGCGATGTAGAGCATAGTCTTTCCTTTCGTAGGATCTTCAATATAGAGTAGGTTTATCTTGCGAAAAAAAAAGATAAGCCTAGATCCCATGGCGGGATCTTTGGCTGGAAGGTGGTAGGATCAGAAGTTCCAGGTCTTCTTCTTGCCAACCATCTCGGCGACAATCAGCAGAGTGCCGATGACGACGAAGGGGGCGATGACAAGAGCGAGGAGGGTGGTCATTGTGGTTCCTTTCTAAGGGTCTTCAATATACCGTGTGTTAATTCTGCGACTCATGTGACTGGTGTGATTAGGCAAAAAAAAAAGATAAGCCTAGATCCCATGGCGGGATCTAGAACTGTGTCAGAGGTAGTAGTGGTCGTACTGCTCAGAGCTCAGTCCAGTAGCAGCAAGCTCCTCGGCGTAGTCGAGGGCGGCCTGTGCAGCGGCGGGAGAGAGGTTCATGAGAGTGTCCTTTCTATGACGGGTTTCAATATAGAGCCCGTTTTCCACGCGAAAAAAAAAAGATAAGCCCAGCCCCCCATGCGTATAGCACAGGGGGCCAGGCGAATCTCAGAAGGGTTTAACCTTCATGATCAAACCAAACGCCTTCGAGCTGACGACGGCAAGTCGCTCGTACTGGAGGACGGCTACGATTCCGGCCATAGAGGTTACTGCACCGAGAATTGCGTCTTTGCTGAGCTTCTTGCTCTCGCCAAGGGCTTTGGCTTTTGCAAGAGTCTCGACATTTCGAGCAATTGTGGTGTAGTCCTCACTAGAGGGATCGTGAAGCTCGGCCTCCTTCAGAGCAGCTTCAATCGTCTGCTGAATGGGGTCAGGGTTCTTCATGGATGGGCTCCTTTCTAGGGGTTCATTATACCGCAGGTTTTTCTCGCTTAGACCTGCTTGACGTCCAGCGTCACCTTCCCATTCCGGAGCATCTCAGCGACGCCCTGGTCGAAGGTGGCATGGATCCCCTGGTCCTCCGAGACGTGGAGGGCGCCGGATGGCTGGGTACCCTGGTACTTAGTGGAGCTCACGCCAAGAAGCACACCCAGGAAGGTGTCGATCGCGGCGATTGTTCCAGCAACCTCAGTCGGGTGAGGAAGGTGCCACAGAGCCGCCAGCGTGAGGTAGAGCGCAGAGGTAGCCGGAAGGGCGACCAGCGCAACCCACTTGAGGACGTCATAGGACTTGTTGTTCAACTTGCTCTCCTGGAGATGCTTAGCCATTGGTTTTCCTCTTTGCCGGGGGCCTAGGGGTGGGGACTACAGGAAGATTCTTGACCTCATTCACTATCTTCTCAGCAAGTCCATTCCCCCCGAACTCGGAATAGGGCTCTACGAGATACTTCATGAAGTCCTCATACTCGTCGAGGGTCAGAAATCCTCGATGAAGATATGTCTTCCCGACATATACAATCCGGTCATGGGCCATTCCAAGTAGAAGCCTTGACGTGGCGGACTTCCGCTCACTTCGCTTCATGATCCAAGCCCACATCCCGGAAGATCCCAGTACTGACAAGAATATCGCAAGAATGATATCAAGCAGTGGGTTGAATCCGAAGTGCTGCATGTTAGCCGATCGCTAGATAGGGACGTACCCCGAAGGAGTAGTTAATCGGGGCATGGGAGAACTGACCCGTAGACTTCATGTAGACTGCAGTCTGTGCTGAAGCTCGTTCACGAAGCCAGTACTCCTCCTCAATGTTAACAAGGGCGGGGTTGAGCCTGAAGGCGGGGAACTGGTTGTGGTGCATACCCTTGGCGAGGGTATCGTTGAAGATCGACGTTCCCCAGAGCATGGCCTCGTCCATGATATTGATGTGCGGGTTATACCAGCGCCAATCCCTGACTGCGCCGTTACCATCGTACCCAATAGCGACTCGAGTCCAGACGCCGACCATGTTGGACCGGTTGAACAGGGACTCAGCCATTCGACTGGCCTGGGTCATGGTGGACTGGTTGAGCGTCGAGTCGACGTAAGAGCGCTGGTCTGGAATGGTGGTAGACCAAGCCTCTCGGAACAGAGACCGGTCGGGGACTACAACGATATGGTTCTGTCGGAATGGCGGTTCACCAATATTCATGAAGTAGTTGAACGCCACGATTCTCCAAGTGACACCTGAGTAGGTCCAGTAGTCACCCAGATAAAGCCCAGAGAACGATCCGCTTCGAATCGCCTGAAGGTAGGGTGCTACCGAGTTACCCAGGGATGCACCTCGGTAGATCGAGTTGTGGACGCCCGCGTTCGACTCGTTCAGCATCCCATAGACCGACCCCGAGTTGGTGAACTTCTCATTGATCTGGGTGATCTTGAGCTCAGTCCCAGCAACTCGACCCTCAACGGCCTGAATACGATCGTTCTGGTTCTTGTCACTAACCTTGAGGTTGGCAACATCCGTCGACGTGTTACCCCCAGCATTAGCCAGGGCATCTCGAACCGAGTCGAACCAGGTGTTAAACTCTCCCTGGAGTTTCGCCTGGAGGGAGTCCAGGTTGATAGTCTCAAGGGGGCCTCGAACATAAGGGGTACGAGCGCTGCCCACGAGGTTAATGATGTTCTCAGCAACGATCTGTCGAGAGTTCTTAATAACCTTGATCTGGGCCAGAGCGAATGTCTGTCGGTCACCGCTGTCCCCCACATTCGGAATCAGGGGGGTAACTGCGGGGGTTCCCTGAACGACCTTGATCTTGGCTCCGCGGACAGCCTTGGATCGATCAACCTCGAGGCACACGAGATCGATTCGGTCCAGGGTTGCATGAGATCCGGTAATAGCGACCGTCTCATCGCCCGAGTTCTCAACCCATCGGTTATTCAGCCACGCCTTGCCCGCACCAACATATACAGACATACCGTTGTTGGTTGGTCGGACTCGGAACTTGTCCCCCACGTTCGGGAAGACGCCCGGCGCGATGATGCCGTCGAAGAGCGATCCGAACTGGTCCGCATCGTAGGTACGGTCACCATTCACCGAGTTATAGAAACCACTAGAAATGGTCATGCATTAATCCCTTTCTCGAGGAGCAATGACCTCTCCGGGGCCACCGCGAGTGAAGTCGATACGGAAGCCGTCACCATTCCACTTGGTACGAGACGACATTGAGATAGTGGGAACTCGAGAGAACCCACTACTGGACCAAGACTCAGTCATCTCAGTCAGCTGGCACTCAATTGGCTCTGCGTTGCTGCCCGAGGGGACGTAGTAGAAGATATCTCCGACATCGAACCCAGTACGGTATTCAACATTGGAGAAGCTATTGATCTTACCCGAGATCATCTTGAGTGGGGTATACTTCGGGAACATAGCGTCCAGAACCCAGAATGGGTACCACACCTCGCTAAGAGATATGATATGCTTCCTCTGAATATCGGTAAGTGCTTTCCAGTCCTTGATCGAATAAGGCTTGTGGACCTGAGTGTTGTCCCACAAGACTTCTCGTCGAGTGATGGGATTCTCGGATCGTAGCGTGTGTGCCCGAGTGTGCGTACTACCGTCGGCAATCCACTTCAGATCCACATCGCCAGAGTCCCAGACCTCATAGATCGTACTCTTCTTATCGACGATAGAATCCACAGACTCGAAGTCGGAGAAGTTGTCATTCTCCTGAGCGAGTGTGATCGTATTGATAAGATGTGGCGCAGTTACGTAACAGTGAATACCCTGGTTCTCGAGCTTGATCTTGTAGAATAGAGAATATCCGTTCGGCTTGCACGCCGACAAGACGTTCCGGAACATATCCGAGATGGGGGCTCGGTCATAGATGATCCACTTCCCATCCTGGATCTTCTGCCCAGTGTCGTTGACGTAGGCCATCTGAGACACTCGAGTTTCTCGATGGAAGTTGAAGTTATCAATCCTACGACCCGCTTCTGCATCCTTACCAAGATGCGCATGGGCCAGGTTTTCAGCCGTCATCTGCGCATTGAACTGGCCATTCTTGTCGGGCTCAATCCACTGCCTGTGAGGTAGGACTCTCCACTCAAACATCGACTCGAGAGAGCGACCGGTATACTTGTGGAGGTAGACACCGTCATCCTCCTGCTTAACCGTGGCCGTCTCGATTACCATGGCGGTCGAGGTATCATCTCGAATAAACAGATTCCCGAGACTATACTCATAGCCCGGCTGATCCGAGTAGAGCTGGAGCTCGAACTGGCCGTAGTCATATGCCCGCTCGGTCCAGTTGAGGGAGTAGAAGCTGTTCGGAACTTCAATCCACGAGTTGTAATTGTGAAGGAACGCGAAGAATAGCTGCATTAGATCCCCCTATAAAGTGTATCGTATTCCATAGAGACGTTCACGTCGTCAACGCCTCCAGCATACTGAAGGGCGATCGTGTTGATTCCCGGATGCATCTGAATCCAGGTACTACCTGGCGCCAGAACACCAGTGATGTATGACTTCCTTCCTCGAGCCTGGTGGGTAATAGACTTCTTACCAGGACGAGAGTCGACAACAATACTTTCTCCGGCGTAGAAGTTTCCAGCTCGAGAGATAGACATTGTCTCGTTGAAAGTCGTATTACTCAGGATAAGGTTACTGACTGTACCGAGGAACTCAACAGTAATAGTAACACCAGCCGGGTAGTCACCAAGGTATCGGATATCCTTACCCGAGGAGTTGGTCATATCTCCGAACTTGAGCTTGTGGTTGTCCTGAGAGAAGAACGGGAACTCGAATGTGGGGGTGTTGTCATTGAAGCCCACAACTTTCTGAATCTGAGTAGCGGAGGACTTCCAATACGGGTCCAACCCAAGAAGGGAGACCTGGATCTCCTGCCGCTCAGAGAAGATGTTCGGTTCGACGGACTCGACAATGAAGTCGGAGTGCACGTTAAGCCAGTCGGTTGTCACACCGAGAGTAATGGTCTCCCCGACTCCGAAGTAGGAGTAGCACTTGAGTCGGAGTTCCTGAATGTCGGTCCCCCAGGGGATCAGAGTAAGTACCACAGTACGAGTACCAACCCTGATCCCCTTAAGGAACGCTCCGTCCAGCAGGGCGAATCCATCAGTGCTGATGTCCGCCTTTACTGGCCCCAGACCAGTAATCTCCTTGACCGCGACCCCCGACTCGTAGGGGTTCGTGATGTCGATGGTTAGACGATCCCCCGACTTTGTCGTGGACGAGATCTCTGAGATCATAGTGTCAACTTGTCCTTTGCCATAGCAAGCTGAGTGTTGGTGTTGCGGTAGATAGTAGCCGCATCCAGCGCCTCAGGCGAGTTGTTGGTCTGGTTGAAGGTGATGTTTGTAACACCATTTTGACTATTCTTGTCAGAATTGTCAACTGCGATCGGAGCAGGAGGTCGAGCAGCATTAGCTGCCTGAGCTGTGACTCCGATGGCGGGCATGAAGTTGTTGATGCCCTTAGCCTGCTTCTGCATCTCGGTGAGGTCCAGAATAGGCTTGATTTCCGGCTTGAAGGATGGGTCGTCCTCGATGAGTTCGTTTACTCCGTCGAGCGCCTTTGACATAGCGTCGTAAGCTGCGCCAGCCATACTACCGCCGGCATCAGCAACACGATCACCAGTATCCTCGATACCTATAGCAAGACCCTCACCGACATATCCTCCAAGTTCCATCATCAGTCGAGAAGGAGAGTGGATCTTGAAGTAGCTCTTGACCTTGTTGTAGCCCTTCTTGGCTACGTTCAGCATAGACTCACCGAAGCTCCAGGCCTTGGATGCGAGACCGTTGGTCATACCGTCGACAATAGCCCAAGCAATCTCTCGACCAACCTTGTTGAAACGAGGAGCATACTTGTTAATAGCATCGCGAACACCTTCGAGAAGCTTGAGGACCGTCCACATACCCTTGTCAATGATCTTCGGACCATTCCTAGCAATTCCATCAAGGAAGTTGAGGATGACGTTGGTGGCAGCGTCAATGACCTTGCCGATGTTGTCAGCGATTCCGTTCAGGAAGTTTGCCAGGATCGTGGCGCCCTTTTCGCCGAACTCGTAGGCATGGTTAGCCAGCTCAGTGAGCATCGCCTGGATCAGGATGAACAACGTTGCGACAATGCCAGGGATGTTGGCATTAATGGCATAGATGATCGCTCCAAGCAATGCTGCCATGGCCACCGCCAGCTCAGGGGCCTTTGCTCCTAGTGTGATGATGAAGTTGGCAATAGCTGTGGCCACATCGATCGCCACCTGGGGCAGAATCGCCGCAAGCTGCTTCAGTCCCTCGGTCAAGACCAAGAATGCCGCTGCACCGGTTGTGGCACAAATACCCAACACAGCGGCAAAGGCCGCCATACCGATTGAGATCGGAAGTAGTGCCAGACCTAGCGCTAGTAGTGCCGCAGTAAGAATAATCATACCAACTGCGAAGTACTGAGCACCAGCCGCGGCAGCCACCAGAATTAGCATGCCACCTGCTAGCGCAATAAGGCCAATCGCAAGCTGTGTCCAGGTGATACCAGACAGAGTCTTCATTGCTGAGGCCAGGGCCAGGAATGCGATAGACGCGATACCAAGAGCGATGCCGCCTTCCTTGAAAGCGTCTGCTGCCGCCATTGAAATGGCCAGAATCGCCAGACCTGCTGCCAGAGCAATGAGTCCCTTAGCAAGGGTCTCGATGTCCATGTTACCAAGGATAGCCACCGCACCAGTCAAGACAATAACTGCCGCTGACATAGCAATGATTGCAGCGGCGCCTCGAGCATTGGCTCTGCCTGCAATTGCCATTGCAATCGACAGCTCGGCAATGATAACGCCAAGGGCAATTACGCCCTGGAGAAGCTTTCCGGTATCCATCGTCCCAAGCATCCAGATAGCCGCCACAAGGATGTTACAAGAGACAGCCAGCGATAGAAGAATCGCAGCGCCCTTACCCATAAAGGGGTCCTTACTAACGACCATCATGAACCCAGACAGGATCGCCACAACCGCGGCGAGGGTTACGACCCCCTGGATAGCCTTACCAGTATCCATGGACCCAAGAGTGTATACTGCTAGAGACAGAATAACACAGGATGCAGCAAGAGCAAGAAGGATTCCAGCTCCCTTCTCAACGCCCTTGGTAGCAGCCATCTTGGTCATGAACTCCTGCATGGTCATCATCAGGATCTTCATGGCAGCAAGACCGACCACAGCACCCTTGAGATCCATTCCGGCAAGAATCCGGACAGCAGTTGCCATCAGGATCATAGCGGCACCCATAGCAATGAGCATAGCCACAATACGAACACTGTCATTCTTGAAGGCCACCATCTTAGTCATGGACTCAAGCATGTCATCCATCATCTTGAATAGGAACTTCAAGACCGCAAGAGTGACTAGTAGCTTTGGCGCAGGGACCAGAGACATCAGGATCAGCGCACCCGCAAGAACTCCGAGGGCAATAGCGATCGTTAGGAGAGCCTTAGCCTTAACCTTCTGCTCGAATGCCTCGAGGACTCCGCCGAGCTTATCGAAGACGTTACCGAGCTTGTCAGCAACATTTCCGATCTTGTCAAAGTTCTCCTTAAAGGAGTTGATCCATCGAGTAAAGGCGATAAGCACTCCTCCGCCAATGGCCCCGACAAGGATCTTGCCCATGTCATAAGACTTGAGGTTGGAGTTCGCTTGACTCATCGCGGTACCAATAGAGCCGAATGCGTTCTTTGCGCCCTCCTTCACCTTGGGGGCGAAGGCGTTAACGACAAAGTCCTTGAACTCGACGAACTTCTGCTTGATAGTGTCGAAGAGTTCCGGAAGGTGTACGGCTTGAGCGACCTGCTTAATGTCCTCAAACCACTTCTTGAGGAAGTTCTCCTTAGCGGCCTGACCTGTCTCCTTAGCAGCCTGGGCTGCGGCAGACCCAACCTCTGAAACTGCTCCCGCAGCTTCCTTAGCCTTGGCCTTGACCTCACCGTGACCGTTAACCCAGTCGCGGAATGAGACCGCTACTTCCTTAACCTTACCGCCGATGTCGGAGAAGGACTTACCAAGGTGGTCCCAAACACTACTATTTTGAATAGTATTCCATGTATCGACAAGCGCATCCTTCAGCTCAACAAGTTTCTCCTTGAGCCACTGAACCTTCTCGGAAATCCTGAGCTTGTTACCGAGTTCATCGAACTTAGATCCGAGCTTCGAGACAATCGCCTCAGAAGTGGTCATGTTACTCAGGTCGAAGCCCTTGAAATAGTCAGACAGAGCTGACTTTCCAGAGGTGAGTTTCGCCTTCAGCTTGTCGCCGACAGTCTGACCAAACTCGTGAAGCTTATTCTTGGCCTTGTCGATTCCGCTGTGGATAGAGTCCATAGCTGCGGAGAACTGCTGGCCGACAACCGAGTTCTTTAGAGCATCCTTGATGAGCCCGAACTTCGACGCTAGACTCTTCAGTCCGTTGGCAGCGCTAGTGACCTTTCCACCGAAGTCGAGCCACATAATAAAGTCATGGATCTTATCCACGACCCACTTAATAGCCTTACCAACGAGATCAATCGGTGGAAGAAGCAGCTTCAGTAGCTTTCCACCGATGTCCAACTTGGTGAACCACTGATCGAACCAGTAGATCGCCTTGCCAATTACCTTCGTAATCTGGAATACGCCAGAGTTGATCCCTGTGAACGCTGGGAATAGTGCGCTGATAATGTGTGAGGCGACCGTGAAGATGACTTGAGCTACCTCGCCGAGGATGGTGGCGAAGATATGGAAGATCGAGAAGACCCCTGTGAACGTCCACTCAAGCTTCTCGGCAAAGTTGTTCGTGATGATGAGCTTAGACGTGAAGTTCTCAAACGCCTTGGTGATACGAACAAGACCTTCGGCACTAGCGTTCATGAATACTCGTCGGAAGGCGGTTCCGATCTGTCCGAGAACTTTGACGATGCCCCAGAAGATATTCGCCAGACCCTGAACGAGGGCGGTGCGTCCGCCAAGGTCCTTCCACATCTGGAGAAACCCATTTCGGGCATCAGCACTAGCCTTGATGACCCCACCAAGCCAATCACCAATAGAGGTGAAAAGTACTGACGCCTCTTCGAAGTCACCAAATAGGATCTCGAACGTCTCGGCCCATCCAGAGCCAATGGCTTCCTTAGTGGTATCTACTAACTGACTAAAGGTTCGAATCTTAGTCGCAGCATCAAACGCACCTTGAGCGAACTGCTTGAGTTTATGGGCCTGCTCCTCTGAGTAGCCCATCTCCATGAGCTGTGCCTCGGAGAGGTCATTTGTCAGAGCAGTCAGGGTGGTCGTCATGACCTGAGCAGTAAGCCAGTCTTCCTTGAGGGACTCTCGGAAGTTACCGTCTTTAGCAATAGCCTCATCGTAGCCAGTACCCATCATTCGGGAGGTCTCGATGAGGGCATTCCTAAATGACTCACCGCCCATACCTGCCTGGACTAGCGAGTTCCAGTCCTGAAGGTGGACTGCGCCAGCCGCGATAGCCTGAGAAAGCTGGGTGTATGCCGTGGCTGTCTGTTGTGCAGTTGAACCTGAGGCCGCTGCGAGGTTAGACAGACCCTTAATTGATGCCACGGATGTCTGAAGATCGACACCAGCTGCGGTGAACAGACCAATGGCGTGAGTCATGTCGCTGAAACTGTATACCGTCTTATCGGCATAGGTGTTCAGCTCGGCCAGGGAGGTCTTAACTTCGCCGAGGGTAGTCCCCTTCTCGACTGTATTGGCCATAATGGTCTGAATTGCTCTCATTTTGAGCTCATACTCATTAAAGCCGTCTTTAATGGTTCCGATGAAACCAGAGACAATGCTTCGACCAGCATTAAGAGCCGCGACACCAATTCCACCGAATGCGGTGACGGCAAGCCCCTGCATGACTGTCATGTTCTTGCCGATGTCGAGAGCCTTCGTCGCCAGGTCACCGAGTGTGGTGTTCTTAGCAATCTCTCCGACTCGAGATAAGCCGTCAGCGGCACCTTGAAGCTTCAAGGATTCCTTGAGTTTGTCCATGCCGGACGCGGATTCCTTGATTGCGGACAGGAATTGCTTGTTATTCATCTTGAGCGAGACTACCCGCTCGTCAATAGTTGCCACTACTTAGTGACCTCCTTCCAGGCCTTCTTCGCTATCTTGTCGAATACGGGCCTGATAGCGGGATTGATGTAGTCTCGGCCGACGACATACCCGCCATTACGAGTACCGTGACCATATTGCAAGATGACGGCGATGTTTACGCCGTTGTTTACATGCGAGTTAGTCCAGGTTATCTTCCAGTTCTCTTCAGTTCTGGTGACTTCATAGTTCCAGCTAGCTGCCGTCTCGCCCGACCTGGAGGGGGTCGCCGCCTTGAGAGCAGAAACCCCCTCCTTGCCGAACTGATTCATGATCAGAGCCAGGTCCAACTTCGTCATTCTGTCAAACCAATTCCTGGTGAGTTTCCAGTCTCCCTGGCTCTCGATCGTAATCATGATTCTCCTAGACTAGAGATTCGGAGTAGATGTTGGCCACTCCAGAGACCATACATCCGATCGCACCCTTAGCGAGTCCGTCATCGTATGCTTGTCTCGTGGGACAGATATGCGCCCATACCGGCTTGCCGAGAGCGGTAGTTCGTCGCCAAACCTCATCGCTGGCTTCCCAGGACATACCAATGTAATCCCAGGGCTTGTGCCACTCATTGATCCGACCGTCGGTAACCTGATCCGGGTAGGAGTACCCCCAGCACTTCCAACCATCCGACTTCCACTGATTTGCCAGCCATCCAGCATCGATCGAGAACTTCCAGATGATTCGCCCTTGGGCATCAGACGGGAAGAACTTCTTCAACTCCTGCCACTGAGCAGCAGAATACTTCGGATCGAGAACAGTGATATGGCTTGAGCCATAGGCCGCGAAGTACTCCTCGACAGTCATAAATGGCTCACCGATGGTTGTGTACTTCTTGATCTCCGCCCAGGTCATTTCAGTGACGGGGGTATCCGGAGCAGACTTGTCGACTCTCTGAAGGGTTCGGTCATGGTTCAGGAACCAGACTCCATCCTTCGTCTTCTGACATGAGACCTCCAAAGCCCCTGCTCCGAACATAACCGCGTTTGTGTATGCCCGGATCGAGGCCTCAGGCCAGCTGACAGATCCTCCTCTGTGGGCGATCAGGAAGCCGCGAGTGTCCATCATGGTGTGTATATCAGAGTATCCTCTTGGTACGGCACGCATGGTAGACGGCTGCAGTTCCCCATTCCAATATACGAATACCGGATTGGAATTTCCAGAATCGGTAATCTCTATACCAGGAGTGACTACGGCTGGAGGTTCTGGATTCTCTTCCTCAAGTTCTACCCAGGCATAAGCCTTAGCGCCGTACGAATCCTTCACCGAAGAAGCAAGTGCTCCGATGGTCATCGACCACGAGGATCCTCGGTTACGTTTACCGCCTCTAGCGATTGGGTCGGTACCTGGGGGATACCATACTGGTTCATCTCGAGAAGATGGTGCGTGATATTGTACGGCTACTAGATTTTTCTTGGTCTTATCGAGAGTGGGAATACCTGGTTGCCAGGTGTGTATCTTATAGTTGGATACCCCGCCGATCGAGAATAAGACGAAGTTCTCTCTAGCATTGGTGGCGACGTCACTATTGAACTTAAAGTCGCCATTAAGATCAGCTTTTGTGGCCCGTTTTACAGCTACATACCCAGATCGCCCACCGGCGTCACGGTTGTATTGGAAATCCCAGCCAGCAGGAGGTCTGGCTTTGGTGTCTCCAAACTGTGAAGCATAGAATACAACTATAAGGTCGCCGATCTCAGCACCAGTACTTCGTAGTGAAGAAGTACCAAAACCATTAGCCTCAGATCCGCTACCAGTAGCTAAATGGACATGCAATCCTGGCTTAGGCGTCTCATAGACGTTGAAGTCATGGATAGTAATGTCTTGAGCCGTACCCGGAACCGCAATGGATGGCGTCCACATTGGATAGGCGTTATTTGGAAGTTCGAAGTTGAACTTGATCGCCGCATTAGTACCGCCCCGGATATTCCAGGTAGTAATAAAGTCCTGTTTACCTGTGGTCTTCTTTCCCGCCTCGAACCAGTTGGCTCGCATGGCAATCTGAGTGTCTTGATCCGCTGAGTACGTGATCTCAACAGTCCAGTTACGATCACCGACGGTATAGGCAGCACTCTCGAATGGGGTGGAGCTGGATCCCTTTCGGATCAGACGCCCGTCACCTATTCGAGCGCCGTTACCTCCCCACCAGGCTCCAATTACTGGGAATACGCTAGCCATTACTTGCCCCGCCTAACAATCACCGTCCCGGACGGAGTCCCAGCAGGCACCGGGTCATCAGGTCCGAGGACAATCATCTTCGGAACCTCGGGAATCTTGAGGTTGTCAACCTTCAGCTTCAGCTTCAGGTATCCCTTGAGCCAGGGAATGATCAGCTCTCGGATCTCGGCGCCCGGAGGGTTCTCGTAAGGGTTGCCAACTGGGTGCCACTGACCACCATTTTGAGGATCCTCAACAAGGAAGCCGTCTGTGACGTAGAGGTGGCTGATCGCGAGGTTGTCCGCCTTATCGAAGACCTTCTGGTAGTTCTCAGAGGTGACGGAATGCACCACTGCCCACCATCGAGTGGACGGATAAGCCTTCATGTGGTCCGGAAGAATCGGCGAAGTCGGGTTCTCCTCGAGGAACTTAGCGGCCGTTCCCTCGAACATCATACAGACGTCGAAGTCGAGGTTACACACCTCCTGGGAGATGTTGGATCCGGTGTTGATCGCAATCACGAAGTCAAGGCCGTTCTCTCGGCGAATCGTGTCGATCAGATCCTTGTACCACGGAAGGCGATCCTTCCGGGCATCCCATCCGTTGATCACCTCATCAAGGAAGACGCCCTGAACCAGGTCGCCATACCAATGCTTGGCCCGCTTCAGCTGCTCGAGGATGTACTCCTTGGTGAACTTGGCTGCGTTCGGAATACCTCGGTTCGCCTCGTCATCAGGATGGATCGCTGCTCCGTACTGAGTCTTGATGTAGAACAGAAGTTTCTTTGCTCCTGCGCCAAGAGCCAGCTCGCCCTGCTTCTGGAAGTCTACCTCCTGAGCCTCCCAGTCACCGCTGTTGCGGTTAAGGATGACATATCCGAGGTTGTCCCGGAACTTCAGAGTCTGAGCCCACTTGGAGAACTGCCCGGGCTTTCCGTCCTGGTAGTAGTCAGGCCAGTAGTATGTTACCGGAGAGTAGTACCGAGCTCCGTTCTTGAATGGGTTCGTCTGTCGGAGTGCGTCTTCGACGTCAGCCTTCTCGCCATAGGTCTTGGCTGCCTCATCCTTTGTGAGATACATATCGAGCTGAGGAGTAACTGCATCCTGACCGGCCGGGCCACGCTCTCCAGCAGGTCCGGGAGGACCCTGCGGTCCAGGAGGGCCAGCGGGTCCAACTGCTCCATTCTCGCCCTTGGGGCCAGGTTGTCCGTTCGCTCCAGCGGGACCAGGAGAACCCTGAATGCCCTGCTCCCCCTTTGGTCCAGGAGGGCCAGCAGGACCCCTAGGACCTTCGGGGCCAGGAACAGGGGTTCCTCCAGCTCCACCACCAGCGGGTCCAGGAGGACCCTGAAGACCCCGAGGGCCTTCCGGTCCAGCGGGTCCGCGTTCACCAGCATCACCCTTAGGTCCGGGAGGACCTGGGTCACCCTTGGGTCCGGTTGGTCCCTGTGGGCCACGAGGACCAGGTGCTCCAGCTCCACCGCCACCGCCTCCACCGCCGAACGGAAGTGGCGAGATCTCAGATGTGGGATCAGCGGACATGATATCAATAGTTCCACCCTGAGTCAGAGCAACATGCTTGACTATGTCGAACTTGGGGGAATCGATGTAGATGGTGTGGGTCCAGGCGCCAGAGGGGATTACTCCAGCGCCCGGAGCCAGCACCTCAATGTTGACAGCGCCAGACTGGTCTGTCCGAACCATGTGCTCGCGCATCGAGACTGCGGCGCCTTCGACAGTAGCCGTAGCGCCCTTCACGTCAGGAACGATTCGGACAAGAGCCCGACCATTCTCTCCTCCAGGAATAGTTCCCGTTAAAGTACAGTATGGCGCTGCCATTTTGAGCCTCCTACGGCTGTTCGGCCCTGTCGAGCAGGGCGTTCACCTTGGTGTTTGTCTCAGCGCCGTAGACTCCATCGACCTCTGCGCCGACTGCAGCCTGAACGGCCTCGACTGTGGCGTCGTGAGCCTCCTCAGAGGCGTCACCCCAAATTCCATCCTGCTCAGTGCCGACCACAGACTGCGTGAATGCCACGCCGAATGGGAAGGTCTTCCCGCCCCAGTTGGAAGCCGCGGCAAGAGCGTAGCAGCGAGAGCGAGTGTTCGGCCCGGCGACATTGTCAGGGGTCGCCCGGACTGCACGCTGCAGCGCACGGATGTCAGCAGGACCAGCGGGAGCAGTGTTGCTCGGAGAGTCAGTATACGCAGGCCGGATCACATATGCGATCGACTGATTGCGGACACGCCGCCAAACACCGTTCCCAGCAGACTGAGAGCCGTAGCTGCCAGATGAGGTGTTGCCCTCGATCGTCTGGAGCGTGCCGCCGCCAAGGTTCTTCTCGACGAAGCCCACGTGGTCCGTGCCGCCGCCATCCCAGTCGTAGATGACGACATCGCCCGGTCGGGCGTCGTAAACCGATACGAAGTAAGCGTCAGGGTGCTGACGGACCTTGTTGACGGTGTAGTCAGTGTTAAAGGAGAATCCTCCAATAGCGTCAATCTGCCCGCACTCGTCCAGACACATGCTGACGAAGAGCATGCACCACCAAACAGAGTCGGACGGTCCAGCAAGCCACTGCTGACCAGTTCGAGCGGCCCAATATCGGCCAGCTTCGGATCCGGGCTGAGGGTCGTCTGGTGCATAGTAACCAATCCTCGCTGCGGCGCGAGCGAGTACGTTGTCTGCGACGCTCACTTCATCACCTCAGTAGTCTGGGACACGTGAATGTCCTTGTCTTCCATGGGATCAGTTCCGATGTGGGCCTGCGGGGCAAGCGCCTCCTCGGGAATGTCTTCGTGACTGATCATTGTTATCCCTTCGAGCCAAGCTTCGCTCGCCTGGCTCTGTTGAGTTCCCGGTTCCGTTCCATAATCTCGGACTGGGACATCTTCTTATCGGGCTGGTTCTTTTGGTTGCATACCCGAATGAGTGTGAGTAGTCGGTTGATGTGCCATGTCTCACACTCGAAGGGGATCTGGCAAGCGATCATCCAGTAGTAGATGAGCTCAGATGAGGTGTACTCGCCAGATCCAGACTCTCCACCCGTCTCTCGGATGGTGGTTGCGGTCATCGTGTCGGCCATATAGGCACTAATACGCTCAACCTCGGATGGGGGAATCCTATCCAGGAGCGACGGGTCGTATTCTTCATCAGTGATCATACACTTGATGTAGACCGCCATCTCCTCAGGGGTGACTTTGTCATTACCAATGAGGTGCTTATGGGTGATTGACTCCCATTTTGACAGCGCGACCAGGTTGTGCTCCAGGTGCAGGACTCCGCCAGGCATGGAGACAAAGGTACCTGTCTCCTCATCGAACCCGTCGAGATCCGGGATAGAAACTATAAGCATTGCAGGCACCGAGGGCCCAGGAGTCTAGGTCTCTGAGCCCCCGGTGTGGTATATCAGCCTGCGAAGTGAGCCTTGATCTCGTCCGGCAGGAGGAGCTTGGGCTCGAGAGCCCCGCCTCCACCCTGAGCGTCGGAACCGAACAGCTTGCCCTCGAGGGTCTTCAGCTTACCGGCGTCGACATCTAGAGACGAGATGGTCAGCAGCGAGGTGGGCTTGGCACCAGACACGTTGACCGGAGTGGTGGACAGCTCCCAGGAGAAGGAGATCGCCTCAGGAGAGTCATTGACGGTCTTGTAACCCTTCTCGGAAGGAGAAGCCTTGCAGCCGTACAGGATGTGGAGCTTGTAGCCCTTGTCCTGGCCAGCCACGTCGTCACCGATCTTAGTGCGGTAGACGAGACCGAAAGCCAGTCGGTCCTGCTGACCGATCTTAACACCCTTCGTCAGAGTGGCGGAACCGTCACACTGCTCGAACTCATCGGGGTAGGTGTAGGCCTCAATCGTGGCCTTCAGCTTCTCAGCCGAGAGCATCGAGAGGTACAGAATGTTGTCGGCGTAGAGGTCGGTCGCCTCAGCACCCTCGGGCTTCTCGGAGATGGCGGTGATACCATTCCAAGCGACACCCTTGCCGTAAGTCTTCTGGGCCGGGTCGTACACATACAGTGCGCAGTGGTCGACACCAGTCTCAATACGGCGCTCACCAGTCTTGTCCCAGACAAGTGCAGCCATGTTAACTCCTAATAGTAGACGTCGAAGATGTCGTGATAGAGGTTGTCCGCTACGAGTCGAGACTCATGGCGGCTGAACAAAAGGTCCTCGATCTTCGTTCGTGTCGGGTCCTCGGGATGCCGGGCGATCAGAGTAACCTGGAACCGGTTTGCTTTGATATACTTGAGGTTGTCCGCGTACATCGGATCACCCGGATGTCGCTCGTATACGATACACGGATACGAGAGCTTAAGCGACGGGAGTGGCTGGTAATAGACCTTATCCGACCCGAGGATCTCTACTAGCTTCTCATGGAGAGCTAGGCGTCGGTCCATTATACACCCCCGTCAACTCGAGAACCAGACGGGGGAACTTCAGCTCCACGTAGGAGATTTTCCAAAGTCCCCCCATCCAGCGTACGTATCTGAGATTCTGGATGTTATCCGTTAAGAACCCATCAGCGATAATGCTGATCTGGTTGCTGAGGTTGATACTCCCCAGAATCTCGTCGCTGCTACCAAAGCGGCGTGCTTCACGAAACACATCGCCATAGTACTGCTTCTCGACAATTTTGTCTTCCCAAATTCCCGGCTCGGTCTGGACCTGTGTAGCAAATCCTATCTCACCGAAGAATTTGGCCATCTATCACGGCTCCGCGACGACGTTACCAGCCTCAGTCTTCCGCTCAACGATGATGGCCGACTTCGGGTGAGTCAGCGCACCGGAGAGACGGGTCTCCAGCAGGTAGTGGTACTGGTTGAAGCTAATGTCGAAGTCCTCAGCCGCGAAGAGCTGACCACCCTTGTCCGCACCAATGGTGTAATCGGACATATTGACGATGATACCGAGGGCGTCAACGACACCATTCTTGGTAGAGGTGCGCTGCAGGCCCTTCATCAGCGGGACCTTGACGATCTTCGAGACACCGACGTAGTCGGCAAGCTCGGAGACGCTGCGGAACAGACGGTGCCCCATCTTGTCCTTGAGCAGCAGGATCTCGGTGACCATGTGGGGCTCGGCGAACCAGGTGGGGTTGCCAGCGCCATCGTAGTCGTCCATAGCGCGGACGATGGAGTCCAGAACGTCCTCGGTGGTGGTCTCCTTGGCCAGGACTACTCGAGGAGCGTAGAGGCTGTCCTCCTTGTAGATCGGGCGGATGCAGTCCTCCTTGATCTTGTCCTTGGAGGAGGCCTGACGACCATCACCGATGAGGACGGCCCGACCGAGCTCCTCCTCAAGCATGATCTTCATCTCGCCGCGGATGTAAGAGACGACATCAAAGTCAGTGATGTCCAGAATGTCATCTCTATCCAACCTCTGCTTCTTATAGATTGTGGTCGGCGAGGTAACACGCTGCAGCAACGTGAAGACCTCGTCTTCCTTCTTATTGCCCTTAATGTAACCTCGGGCACGGGCCTCGTCGGCCGTGATGTCGGCGAAGCGGGTACGAATGCGAGAGAAGGGCGAGTGCTTGGCAGCGCCAACGACGGAGTTGACCCAATCGGTCTTGCGCTTGATGAACTCCGGCTGGTTCCACAGATCCTTGGCCTCGGGGAAGAGGGTCTCGATCTGCTTGATGCCGTAAGCGTCGGCGTGAGCCAGGATGGCCTGCTTCAGGGAGCCGCTGGAGCGAGCATCCTCGAAGATGGTCTCGACCTGGGCGTGAGTCAGGACGGGGAGCTCCTCGGTGGTAGCGGAGCCCTCAAACACGTTCTTGTGAGCCATAGTATCCTCAGTTGTGTCGGAATGGGCGGTGTCCTCGGCCTCTTCGGTCTCAGACTCCTCCGCCTCTTCATCTACGGAATCGACGAGCTGCCCGACGATGGCATAGACCGCCGTCTTCTGCTCCTCGGTCATTCCATCGAAGATCTCCCCGAGCGTGGGGTCGTCCTCGTCGCCCTCAGCCTCATCGGCCTCCGGCTCCTCCTCAGCGTGCTCGACATCGTCCGTCTCCTCCGCCTCGAAGTCCTCATCCTCGTCCTCGACGTCATCACCGTGCGAGACGAAGTCCAGCTGTGCATCCGTGTAGATGACAGCCTCGATCTCATCGCCGTCGTCACCATGTTCGATGGAGACCTGGTCGATGAGTGCGCCAGGGTTAGCGCCGCGGAGCACCAGGCTCACCTCAACGAGCTCGCCGTGGACAACGTCATTGCCCCGAGCCCGAACATGGGTGGCATAGATGCTCATCGCCTTGATGTCGCCGTTCTTGACCATCTCTCGAGCGGTCCGGCCACGGTCGGTGTTGTTGAGGTGGGCGTAGGCGTAGACGCCATCCTCACGAACCTCAAGGTCGGCATGCCCGAGGACGTTCTCGACGTCGCCGTGCTTGTGCTGCCAGACCAGAGGTACAGTCTTCCCATCATACGCCGCGAATGCCCCGTGTCGGATGACCTTGTTATCCGAGCACCGAACATCGTTCTTCGTGGCGTAGCCAGAGAAATCGCACTTAACTGCCATTTTGACTACTCTCCATCAGTTCGGAAATTGGTACCTCCGATGCAGGGACTTCGTCGACCGGCTCTTCACCAGGCGGCTGTTCCTCGCCCATCGGATTGATGTTGGAGTTCACCAACTGGTTTGCCGTCTCGTCTTCGGACTGGGCCCAGCCA